CAATGCACCTCTTGCCCGGTCACGTATTATGCTAGGTACCCTAGGTGTTTTGCCAGGGTCGCATAGTTCTTCTAGTAGTTTTTTACCTTGCTTAATAGCACGATATCTTTCATCTGGTAATGTCATGGTGTTTTCCTAGATAGGAGAGAACGGTTTCCCGTTCTCTTTTACATTACGCAGTTTTTGATTGTCTAGCACGAATCATTGCTAGAATGTCTTGTGCTTTATCACTACTAGGGGTAGCCTTAGGTAGAACAATCGGTGTTGATGCTGTTGCTACTTCGTCATCCATAGATGCAGACTCGGACTCTGCTACGGGTGCGGTTGCGGGTGCGCTAGTTTCAGTAGACGCTTGTGGTTTAGCCGCGGTTGCTCCTGCAGGTGCCTCAAGTCCGTATGGACGGAAATAGTTGCCCCAACGTTCATTGTCATATGGTTGACCATCAACTGATGCATCAAACATTTCTTTCATAATACGTAGTTCTGCCTCTGTAGGTTTCTTAGGCAAGAAATCTGCTAGATTGAATAAACTATGACTGTCAATTGCCGCAGCCTCTGCTTCGGTCAATGCACTTTCTTTACGTGCCCAGTTACTAGTTGAATAATCAGCATAACCACCTTTACTTGTTTTCTTAATGTTGAAGTCAAGACCACGCATATAGTCAGTTGGCAATTCTTCCATTTCAGGATCCATCAAACTTGATTTGATGATAGTAAAGATTTGCGGACTAATAACAAATCTACGAATTGGATTCGCAGGAGTTTTGTCATCACCCAATGAGTTTTGACGAACAAAACCTTGAAATAGATAACTACGTTTCTTCCAATACTTATTGGCCAATTCTTTTAATGTTTCATCCTTGTACCAAGGACGCACTTCAGTTAGAATCGGACATGTATATTCACTTCCGTACATTTCAATACAAGGAACTTGTACTATTACTTGTTTCATGTTTGAATCACCTTTAACACCATTGAATGGTAGTTTGATGACTTGACGTTCTACCCAGAAGAATGGGTTTTTGCTATCTGCATCTGGCAATAAACGCAAAGTAGCTGTAGTACCTTCGTCCATATTCCAGTGGGGATAGATTGAGTTGTCAGATTGCTGGGTAGAACCAGAGTTTGACTTGTTTTCTTGTGCCGCGATACGGGCACGAATTTCTGCTAAAGATGCCATAATATATTTCCTTAAGTTGGTCTTTGTTTTATATTCGCCGCTTCCCTGTGAAGCGACTAACACATGTGTAAGTATAACATACTTTTCACTTGTGTCAATAGTATTTATGCCAGATGTGGTAAACCGCACAAAAAAGTGCGGTTTAATTTACCCTTATTTGATTAAGCGTAACATGTGTACTAATGGGTCAACACTTTCAGTTGCACCACCTACTAGTTTACCACGTAATCCTTGTTGGCTCTTTGATGGCTCACCTAAAATCTTTCCACCAACTGTAACTTTACTAGTTGCATTTAATTGACCAGCAGCCTGTTGTGGTCCACCGATACTTTCATCAGTTTTCTGTTCTGGTTTTGGTTGTGCTTGTTTAGCTTTCTTCTCTGCTTCTTGTTTGTGTGCAAGTTGCTTTAGACGATTTAGCATTCGGTCCCACTCATCTTGTGTATAGCGTCCACCAATTAATTCATCATCCTTATCTTTCCTACCTTCATCAACACCATTTTCATTAGTAGGTTTTTTAATTGCCTGCTTCGGTAACATCTTAGCCCTAGCTTGTGCGGAAAATGCGTCCATCTCTTGTTCAGTATCACTTTTAGGACGATCTCGTTCAGCTTTATTGGCAGCATCCCATTCAGCACCTGAAAGTCGTTGTCCGTTAATTTCATATGTTGTTCCTAGTTTATCACCACTAGATGGCCTACTAAAGACATCACCCAAATCATCTTCCTTAACTCTTGCTAATTTAGGAGTAGGAACACCTCTAGATAATGAGTAATCACTTACGTCAACATCACCTGCATTAACATGGGATTGGTTTGCTGGAAAACTGTTTGTAAAATCGCCATATGTTGTATTAAGTTTTTGTTGTCTAGTCAATGGTAAAGGTTTAACAGCCATCGAATAATCACTTACTTTAGCATTACCTGCATTAACATCAGATTGTCTTGCTGGTCTAGTGGTTTGGAAATCACCATACATGTTGTTTAATTGGTCACCACGTTGATGATATTGGGTTTGACCTCTTGTATCAGCAGGACCAATACCATTCCATTCATCCCTGGCAGGGGTAGTAATATCAGCTTCCTTTATTCCTTTTTGGTCATCCCAGGCTTTATCAGTTTTTACGTTATGTTCTTTACCGCCAGCACCAATATCAGCAACTCTAGTACCAATCTCTTTATTAGTTTTCACTACTGCTGTATTGTGCTTGTCAATTTTCTTTTTGAACTTTGATGCAAAATCAACTTTAGCTTCTATTACATCACCTTCAGTTACACTATCAGCCCATTCTTCTAATTCTTTAACTTCAGAAAGTTCTGCTGTTTCGGTAATGTTCTTGCTTAACTTGCTTAATATAGGCATCACATTTTCAATACGCGGATCTAAACTTGAACTCATAAACATTTCACTTAAGTCTACTTGTTCTTCATCTTCCATTAACGGAGCACTCCAATTTTCAAAGTACTCATTGTATCCGCGTTTACCGGCCATCTTGTGTAACGACTCACGTAGTTTTTGATAATGATTGATACCTTCATTAACTAATCGTTGTGCTGATTCATTGAATTGTCCGTTGCGGGTAGCACGGACGAAACCGGCCATATGTTGATATTCTTCTACAATCTTACCAATATGTTGTCCACGGTCATCGTAAGGTGTGCCGCCTTCTGCAATATGTCTGGCAAACACGCGGGCTAAACCAGGCTTGTTTGTAGGTAATAAAAATCTTTCACCTTCACTATTTTCAACAAAGATTCTAGCAATATTACGGAAACGTTGTTCACCTTCTTGTATCTCACGTGTATGTTGTATACGCATTTTTACAGTAGGAGTATTATCACTTATGCTAGCTTTTTTACCAGCTGAATAATAACCCTCATCTAGTTTCTTAGTATGTTCTCTTTTAGCCATATCATATTCCAGTTTATCAATGTTGCGAGTTTCAAAACTCAATTGGTGTTTTTGTGCGAATCTTCTAATTTGTCTTAACAAATGATACCATGATTCACTGTCAGCAGTATCTAACTTGGGACTACTTGCAATCTTATCGCCAAAATACACAACCAATTTATGTAAACCGTCAATACTTACTGTAGCGGTTCCATAATCTTCCCCGTCTTTTTCAAAGTGAAATTGAAATACATCCGCTTCTTCCGGGACTGGAATTTCTTTGCCGGCTGTGTTTAACATTACCGGACTATACCCCCTACTTTGCAGTAAGTTAAATAACTCGTTGTTTAATGAATCTTGGTTTTTTGGCATTTTTTGATCTCAATAGTATATTTATGCAAAAACTGCAAAGAAGGGTAATGGCATTATGATTTCGCTGTGGTCACGCATATGCCCGTCTAAATCGCTGTTATATTCACCTAGTATTTGCATTACTCTGACTGCCAACAGTGAAGCCATTATCAAATCGTCAGTTTCTCCTAATTTAGCTTCATAACTACTACCCTTTGCAACAAAGGTTTTGAGTTCTGATATTAGACTTTTGCTATGTACCGTCAATTTCTTGCTCTCCAACAATGATTTAAACTTGGCACATGCGGCCAGTTTACTCTTATTTGTTGTAGTAAAACCCTTACGCTTTTTGCCCGGTTCGCTAATAAAATTACCCAATATATTCTGTTCGCCGTATTCATTTAACGACACTAATGCCGCTTCTCCTATACTATTATTTTCAATACTGTAATAGAGATTTCTTGGTTCTGTTGTGCAATCAATGATGTACTTGTTAATCTGCGCTATCAATTTAATCTGATTAGGAATATCAGTTTTATTATGTTTCCACTCACCTATTTGCGTAGTAGTATTTGCTTCAAATATTTCTATACCTGCAGGGTCACCTCCTGTACCAATACTAGGGTCTAGCGTTACTACATATATATTGCCCTTTTTAGGTGTCTTGTACCAACGTATTTGTCCTTGACGCAAGGTAGGCTCAGTGCCTTCCAAGTCAATTAGTGTGCTAGGATTGATTAGTGTTTCATCAGCAATAATGAATTCGCAATTCATCTCTCGGCGGAATCTGTCATCGCCAAGTTGTGACCGCATTTCATCAGCCCACTTTTCATCACGTTCAGGATGAGAATGCCACGTAGCTTTATACGCTTTAAATCCATTAATTCCCACATCAGTTGTATTACCAAATTCATCTTCACACTTATTGGCACCCTTCCAAATCAATGCAAATTGGTCTTCGTCACTGTTTGGGGTGCTTGTAATAATTGCTTTACCACCAGTACTTAATGTAGGTGTAATAGATGTCCAGAATTCTTGTGCTATAGTTGGTCTTACGAATGCAAACTCATCTAAGTATAATAATGAAATAGATAGACCACGACCTGTATTTTCTGTTGTAGTAGCACTAACTATACGACTACCATTATCAAATGTTAAACTACCTTTGTTATAATCAACTGCACCTGCTTTAATATGATCGGGGCAATTCTCATATGCATACCGAACACGTTGCATAATTTCTTGTGCACCTGCATACTTGTGTGCGGCAATTAATACAGTACTGTCTGGTACAAACATTGCATACCATAGTAAGTAACCTGCGGCACTAGTTGACTTACCTGTTTGTCGTGCCATTAAATTGATACTGAATCTGTACTTGTGATAAGTTTCAATCAATTCTTTTTGAAAGTCCCATGGATGATAGTGCATACTACCACGTGTTGGGTGTTGGATCATAAAGAAGTTATCCATGAAGTATAGATAACCTGTGATTGGATCACAACACTTAATGTAGTCGTCTAAATCCTTATCAGTTTTGAATTTAGTTTTCTTATAAGGTGTTTTTACTAAAGTAGTTGTTCCGCTCATGTGTTTATTTAGTGAGAACAAATCCCAAATGTATTAATTATTTATAATCCGTATCTACCGCGTAGTGCGTTGAAGTTTTGTTGAATTTGACTTGCGTTTAATGCTTGCCCGTAGATAGCAACTGAGCCAATATCACCGCGCCAATAGTTGTCTGACCGTGCTACTGCTTCTATTCCACTGTTTGTAAATTGATAAAATGTTACGCCAGTATCTGGTGTGCCTATCTGTTGTCCGTTAATATAATAAGTCACTACTCCACTAGTGGTTTGTGTTGCGGCTACGACTATCCACTGGTTATCTGTCACCGTGAAAGATGCAGATACAGATGGCGCCCATGGTGAATTGGGGCCGGTGCTGAAATGCATTCTCCAAGTATTTCCTGATATATGATACATGTAGGTATTGAAGTTACGAACAGCGGTGCTACCACCAAACAAGTTACGATAAGTAGCATTGCCGGTGTTGGCATTGACAGTTTTAATTGCAAACATTGTAGTCTTACCTGTGTAAGTGACATTCATTTTAGATGTGGTCACCGGAGCATACTGAGTGCTACCATTGAAGCTGAAGTAACTAGCAGAACCAACATCGGTAAAGGTTGGACTGCCAGTCAGGGTAGCATTGTTTTCATAAGTACTAAGGTCCGTCCAGGTAGTTCCTGATCCCGAATAGCTTGTCGGATTACCTGCATCTAATTGTAGTAGTAATCCTGAAGTAACCATAGAGTATATCCAAGGACGACCTTCAATCAATCCATCAGGATTTGGATTGTCAACTATATCATTGTCAGAATACTGTGTTGGCAATTGTGTAATATCATAAGTTGCTCTAGGGTTGCCCACTGCGGCCCTATTTGTTTCTGCCAAGTCAAGTTTAGCAATCTGTCTAGCCTCTTTGTCTGCAAGTCCACCGGCTGCTGGTGTTATAGTCCATTGTGTTGTGGTTATTTTAGCAACTCTTTGCCAAACAGAGCCATCATAGATGCGCCAGTCTTGTTCACTGTACGCAGGAAAAGCACCACTGGTTCCAGTAACTGTTGTATCGTAAGCATCTCCCAAGGTACCAACACCATCAGTCAGTGTGGGAGTGTTAGTAAAAGCGTTCCATGTGCCCTTGTATATTGCGGCATTTATTATAGTGCTAGACAATGAACCACAAACTGCCGCGGCTTTAGCCATATAATTGTCTATCGTAGTATTGCCCTTGATAATGCCAATACTGGTTCCATATTCATCATACAAGAAGTTGCCTGCTGTTACTGCATAATCACCTGTCTGATGACTGGTCAATGTGAGAGCAGAGCCTATTCCCAATGATGTTACATACAGTTTGTATGAGACATTGTTTGTTGCCCCTAAAGCGCCCGCGTAATTTAAACTCCAAATAGCCGAGAAAGGAGCGACAATCTCAGTATTGGAATGCGGTGGATTGGCATTTTTTGTGAGAGTGGTTCCACTTGCTATCATCAGGGTTGATATTCCGTTTAGTGCCATGTTATTTTCCTACAGGCTTTTCGCCGGTCAAGTATGGTCTACTAAACCATAACTGGAACCATTCTTTAGTTCCAGGTTGTATATTATGTTTCTTCATTAGTATACCCTTTTCATTTCCAGTAATACTTATATTACTTTCTTCACCAATTACTTGAGTAGTAATTCCACTGAGTTTTTTAAGGTCTTCTAGGGTAGTGTCAACGTTTTCTTCACGTGAAGGAACAGATTTGAGTTTATCAAATCCATTCATTATTTTAGCTTGTTTCCATACATCAAAGGACATGATGTATTTAGTAGATTATTTGATATCTAACGGACGTGTCTTGGTAGCTACTACGCAATACATTTTTTCTTGTAGAATTAGGTCTTCGTCTGAGTCATTACCGGGAACGTTTGCAGGAATAGTAATATCGTATGTTATATCGTTGAAATCTTTGACGCTAAATCCAGTACGCTCTAACAATGCGGCAATTTGATGATGACCCAAAACACTATAATGATTCGTGTTGTACTCATGTCTCCTAGCTTGGTCAGGTGCCGGCATTTCAATATAAATTTTTCCGCCTTGTTTCAGTACACGATTATATTCAATCAAAGTAAAGATAGGATAAGGACTGTGTTCTAATGCCTGTCTACAGAATATGAAATCAATTGTTTCATCGTTAAATCCGTCTTTTTGTGGGAGAAAACTCATATCATAACCTTTTACGTTATGACCTTTGTCTCTGGCTATGTTGATATCAGTGTCGCTGAGTGTAATACCCATCATATTAGTGTATCCACGTTCTTTCATTATATCTAAGAAATAACCTGGACCACATCCCATATCTAAGATAGCGGCAGTTTTGGGTATACTGAGTGGGTCAATGTACATTTCGACCACTCTATTTGTCAATGTTTTGTGATATTCGGAAATTCCCTCATCATAAAGATGGGAAGTATAAATCCACTCGTTATAAAATTTAAACTTTATTAAATCAAGTGTTTTGTTTATGTCGATCATGTTTATCCTACGTGTGATAATATTACTTATACACGTAACACATGCTTAAATTATTTTAATAGCCCTTAAATCCAAGCATTGGACTAGATTTGTGAGTGTCTTTGGGTTCTTCACTTTTACCACGCTTTGCCATCTTATGATGTTCGCTTGGTATAGTTTTTAGTGCTGATTGAACCATGTTATGTTCTTCATCAGTATATGGATGATAACTATTAAATTTCTCAGTGGGGCTGGCTGCATTCATTTTAACTGCTTTAGTACTTTTTCCATCTGACATAGCCATAGCCATACCCAAACGATTTTGATGATATACACGATCATATCCGCCGTCATCACGTGCAATTATGCTACCACCAGTACTAGTAGCATTTTCTTGGTCCTTGCTCATTTTACTGCGTTTAGGACCACCTTCAACTATGAATTCACTTGCTCTCATTAAGATTCCAATTCCATATAAATTTTATGACCTATCGTTGAATTAGGAATAGGACTAACCTGTACTCGTACAAGGCCAAATGCAACATCAACATTATATCTTGTTATAGGTGTTCCAACAAATTGTGTACTATATGCAACAAAATTAACGTTTGCACCGCCCGGTCTTTTGGTTACGTTAATAGTTACTGACTGTTGATTAAACGAATTAGTTTCTATAGAGTTAATTTTAAAGGTAGCCGCATTTAATTGTTCTATGGGGGTTGTAAAAATGTCTTGATTAGGTGCATTAGTTGTCGTTATATATGACGCAGTTAGTTTTGATAACTGTGCAGTAGTTGGTGTTACCGTGCCTATAACTAATGTTTGATTTAACGAAACATTACCAACTAAAGTTATATTCTGTATCCCTGCTAAACTACTAAAAACACCAGGATCAACTTTTGTGGGGAAAAATATAATATTTCCAGCTTCACCTATATTAATATTACCTAAATTAAATCCACCTTGACCAACAAAAAGTTCATTGATTCTAGCATTTGCTTCACCTAAG